GCGTTCATCTTCTGTTTGGCCATTTCGACCATTGCCGGCGGAGTATCTTCCGGCGGGATATTCGCGGCGAAAGCTTTCTTGGCCTGATCGAGTTGCGGATTCGGCGAAGGTGGCGAGGTGAGCAGGATCATAATTTCCGATTGCTGCTTCGTGGCTGCGTCGGCCGCCGGCACAACCAGTTCCGGCAATCCCGTCTTGTCTTTAGCTATAGCTAAATTCCGCGGCACCGCGAGGATCCCCTGTAAAATGGGGTTCGCGGCCGCGGCAGTCATCAATTGCGTCCATACCGCGCGTTGCTGTACCCACGATTCCGGGAAATTCTCGTCCGTATCCGGGAAGCACCTAACGTTGCCCTTCAGATCTTCGGGATTGACCGTGAGGTGCTCTTTGATCCCGCCGGCGCCGGGAACTTCGCCGCTCATCGAAGAATTGCGGAATTTCGCAGCCGCGCCGACGGCTTGCCGGATGATGCGCGCGTAAGCGGCCTTGAGATTTCGCCACGTCAGTCCCACACGACCGAGCGCCTGATCGCGCTGGCTCGCGATCCCGCTGGCGGTGTCATTTGCGCCGGTATTGCCGCCGAAGAGTGCCGGGAAAGCGCCGCAAAGAAATTGCGAAAATTCCCCGAAAAGATTTTGGATGTACGTCAGCAAGCCCTCGGCCAGTTGGATCTGGGGCTCGACAAAGATGTTCGCGGCCATATCCTTGTCCGGCTTGCGCTTCATCTTGATGTACTGATTCGGCCGCGATTGCAATTCTTTCAAAGCTTCGAGATCGATGGCTTCGGAATCGACGAACTTCAGCGGCACGAGGTGCATGAAGGCATCGTGCACGTAGTCCATGCAATCGTTCAGTTTTTCCTGTAGCGGAATGATCGGACTGCCGAGCGCCGGGCGATGCGCTCCGTCGCCGGGCCGCGCATGGATGAGCGTCAAATGATCGTCGATCGAAGAGCGCCGGCATTCGACCACCGTCTTGCCGACCATCGAAACCATCGCGCCCGTCGGGAAAGTGTCGTACAGCCAATCGCGCTTCGGGCCTTCCTCGATCTCCGTGTAGAACGACGGCCGAAACCAGCCGAGCATTTCGGTGGCGTTGTAGGTCATCGCGTCGTTCGTCATGTTCGACGGACGCATCCCGGTCATAATCGAGGTGCGCGCGAGGCGTGCGTACTCGGTGTTGGCCGTAGGCGTCTGCATGGCTTGCAGTTCTTTGGCTTTGTCCGGGTACTTCGTGCGCATCCGCGTGATGTCGTATTCCTGCGAGATGAGCACGTAATCGCACCCGTGGATGTCCTTCGTCTGGATCGGAATCTTCGTTTCGAGCGCGCCGAGGCATTCGATAACTTCTTGGCCGCGCGGAACGCCGCGACCGAAGCTTTCTTCCCTGGCCGCCGGCTTGCCCGCCTCTTCCGGCAAGTACTTCAGTTCGTCTTCGAGCTCGGTTTGCTGTTCGTAGCCGAACCTCTGGCCGTCGATGACGTAGTGCGTATAGACGATCGAGCGGCCATCGGTCCATAGATACCGTGCAATGTCTTCCTGCAGCACGATCATGTTGTTCGCGCGTTCGATCAGCCGGCGCGCATCGTCAGAAGATTCCGCGGCCGAAACGTCGGCGGGATTCGTCGGATCGTCGGGCTCGAAGCGTACGCTTGGCGTGCCCGCGGTGAGTGCCGCGGTGATGGTGTCAGCGAACGCCAAATAAATATTTGTTTCGCGAGACTGGTCATCGTAGCTTTGTCCGCCGACGAGGATCAGTTGTGGAAGCACCCAAGCGCCGTTGCGGCCTGGCAGGAGAAACTGATTGCCGCGATAAAAGTAGCGCGCCTTCCAGGCGTCACGAATTTCCAGACGATAACTTGTGAGATCGCGTTGCGCGGCTTTGTCGGCGAGATCCGCGAGGATATGTTCTTTCTCTTCTTCGCTTAGTCCGCTTTCGTCTTCTTCCGAAAGATCCACGCGATCTTCGTCAGCGACCGCGTCGACTGGGCATAATTCTCCCGGCCGGAATTCGTCGACTTCTTGCTCGGTTGTTTCCTCAGCTTCGTGCTCAGGATCTTTCTCTAGGACGTCATCATCCGCCATGTTTTGCGGCCATATAAACGAGAGCTAGGCGGGCGCGTTGCCCGGTCACGCCCGGTGCGTGCTTTTTCTTTTCGGCGTAAGCGCGGGTACTCATTCCGTGGCGCTCGGCAGCGGCTTTGAAGACCCCTTTAGTGCCGCGACGCTTGATGCCTTCAGCGACGGGCTGCATCCATTTCTCAGCCATGTCTCTTCTCCCGGTAGCGCTGCGCCAGACCTTTCGGCAATACGCGTTCGCCGCGGTGTAGACGGTAGACGCCCGTTGCCGGGATGCGTCCGCCGTGCTTAAAGCCTTCGACGCGGTGCAGGGGCGCGTTTACGTTCGCGGCCATGTTTGCCAGATACGGATTGCCGCCACCACCGCCGCCGAGCTCGAAGCTCAGTTTCTTTTTTTGTTCCTGCTGCGGGATGGTGCCGGCAGTATCGGTTGCCGGCAGCACTTGTTCGTCTTTGTGTACGCCGTAGTCTCCGGTAGAGGGAACGATGCCACCTTGCTGGAAGCTTCCTCCGATCGGGCCGTATCCGATCCTGGCCGATTGCACTCCCGTCGGAGGCATTGCCGAGGCGGCCTGGCGGCGTTGCTGTTCCGCGATGTTTTCTTGTAGTCCCTGTACGGCGTAGCGCGGATCGGTTTTTGAAGGCCCGCCGCCCAAGTTTTCCCATGGCACAAGGCTCGGAGCTCGCGTCATCGTGGAACGCCAGTCGGCCGCTTCCGCTTGCCGCGTGCGCGCGGCGATGTCCTCGAATTGTCGACGTTTCAGTTCTTCATCGGTGGGCATGTTTCGCTCGTCTGTAACTGCGCGCCAAAGATTTCTTTCCGGGATGCTCTTTGCGCAGATAGCTCATCTTGATGGCAAGCGCTTGCTGCTTGCTCTTCACGATCGGCCCGCCGGGACCGGAATGCAGCGTACCCTCGCGGAAATCTTTCATAATCTCAGACGCGGGCATTAGAGCAACTTATCCTTTACGCGGCGTTCGCGTTGTTTTTTGACTTTGTCCGGTTTCGTTTCTTCGTCGATAAAATTCATGGCGTCGTTCTGGGTGATGGCCACCGGAGCGGCATCCACTTTGAGATTGATGATGCGTCCGAGAAGAGTTTTTGCGCGATCCTCGAACCACACTTCACCCGGCGGTATGTCTGGATTCTCGACCGCCTGGAATGGATAGCCTTGAGCCATCAAGAGCGGAGCAATCTGCGGCCAGAGCTCGGAGCCCACTTGCGCGATTTCGGACTGCGGGAAACGGTGAAAGCCCATGCGCACGATTTCCTGGCTCAGAATCGCGCCGTTGGCATTAAGATTTTCGCCCTGGCTCATATTCGTTGCAGCAGGCACGCTGCTCCACCAGACCTTCGACTTTCGCGCACGGACTTGTCGCGTCGCTGGGCCGCGCCATGTGCTCGCACGCGACGCAATGGCTGTCACCATTGTCGGTATAGCCGGCTTCTTCTTTGCTGACTTTGGTGATGCGCCATTGGTGCTCGAGGCGCGTCGGATGGGGCACGCCGTTCACGTATAATCCGCAAACGCCCTTCGCGAGAATCGTGCCGTTCACTTCCACGCATTCGCCCGGCCGCGTGATGAACTTCCAGCAGGCGCCGCAGCGAGCGCCGGCGGCGCGATTGATGCTCTTAGGTTTGAAGTAGAGGACTGCGGCTTTCGAATCTTTCAATGCCATTCCACGCGAATTCCCGGCAAGACCAGCAAGTGCGCGGTGATGAGATGTCCGAAAAGTCTTTCGAGCACCACCAGATGCTCTTCCGGCTGCACGAAGACCATCTCCCAACCGCAATCGCACTTCATGGTCATCACACCGGCCACCGCCTGCGGCACAGGATCGAAGTCGATTCTGGGTGCCATAAGAAACGGGGGAGAGATTTGCGAGCGATCCCCCACGCTCATTTTTTCGCACGTATGTTTGAAAAAATATCTTTTAGCTCATGTATCCGACGCGACGTGTTCCCGTGGAACCGGATCCGGCGCCTTCCATGGCTTCGTGCTCTTCGGCGACCTGATAGTCGTCCTTGCCCATGTCGCCCATGTGGCCGGTGTCTTCGAGCGCTTCGGCACCGTGCGCGTGGGCGTCGGCGAGCGAATCGTGGTCCGCGTGATGGATGTAGCCATCTTCGTGGTGCGTCACGCTATGGTATTTGCCGTCGGGATGGCCGTCCGGCCGTGCATGCACGTGGTGGCTGCTCGCCGGCCCGTGTTCTCCGACGATGCTTTTGATTTCGTCGTGGCCGCTGGGTTCCCTCGCGCCGCCCGATTCTCCGCCGCCGCCTTTCGGCCGGGCTTGCTTTTTCTCTCCCGGTTTCTTGCCTTTGGCTTCATTGTAGCGGTCGACCATCTGGCGATTCCCGGAGATTTTTCCATCGAAAGTTTCAGAACCTCTCATACAGTTTCCTCCTGCACGTTCCAACCTTCATTCACGGCTTTTTCCTGTTCCACCGCGCTCAATTTAATCCATTTTTCTTTCAGATCGCGGAAGCTGATGTGCGCCGGCAAGGGAACACTTTGTGTGCTCCCTTGCGGTGGCGCGGAGCGCTGGGCGTACTCGCGCTGCGCGGGGATTGCGGCTGTCGTGGCGATACTCAATTCGAGCCGTTCGCACTTGCCTTCGAAAAACGCCAGGCGTTCGCGAAGGAATTCGAGATCGTCTTCGAGGCGTGCGACCAGTTTCCGGGCGTAGTCTACCCTGAAGACGCGCGCCTTGTGGCGCGTCTTCACATGAGCCTCCGTCCGCGCGGGATGGTGAAGGCAATATCGGAATCGCGCGGCTTTGCGGTGAGCTCGAGGTAGCGCAGATACTTCTGCGTGTTGCTCTGGATGCCCATGATTTCCCGCTGGAAAAGAACTTCGCGAGGCGTCTCCATGTGGCTCGCGTAGCTCATTACCCCATAGCGGAAGGACTCGCAAACGTCAAGAAACAAATCGTTGCCGGCGCTAGCGGCATCTTCGATGTTCTTCTCGTCGCGCATCAGTTTCGGGAGGGAATCGATCACGTCTGGACAATTGTCGAGGATCGCGACCCCGTCAGTATCCAAGAGCGTGTAACAAAGCCGCCAGCCGTCGACACGGCGGTTATTCGCTCGCTCGGGTCGAGGTAGGTCATATCGGACGAAGACATCACCCATCTTGTCAGCGATACTGTGGTGTTGATCGATCTTAGCGAAACGGTCGGGAGAGAGATAGATGGACCCGACATTGTCGCGCTTGTCCCCGCTGTAGTTAGCATTGCAAATCTTCTCCGCGATGAGCTCCTCGTTCATCTGCCGCATGACGAGTTGGCGGTAGCACAGTAGCACCGTTTTTTGCGCTTCGGGATCGAATTTCGTTTTGATGCGTACGCGCGTCCACCACAGCACGACGGTCGAGTGCTGGAAGCCCCAGTCAATGCTGATCCAGCGCGGTTGCCAGCTTTCAAAAGTGCAATCCTCGAATCTCTTTACGTGCCGCTCTGGATCCCAGTTCTGGAAAAACTGACCCGCCAGAATGTTCCAGTCGCCGGGTATCCAGGCGGCACGCAAGACCGGATCGACGATCGATTCGAGCGACGCGATGTAGTTCTTGTCGTTGCGGTACACGAAATTGTCGTGGAAGGTCGAATGCACCGCTTCATAGTCGCCGGGATCGTAATTGATGAGCATATCCCCGACGGGCTTCTTCGTGACCCATAGGGCCTTCACCCAGCCGGATCCCTTGCCGTTCGGGTTGGTGCCGCCGCCCATGCGCGCACGGACGCTGTAGAAGTTGCCCTCGAATTCGTACTGCTTGATGGGACAACGATTACTACCCTTCAAGAAATCCCACTGGCTGTAAGTGAACTGGGTGAGCTCTTCCCAGCCGATGAACATGAATTCCGCGCCCTGATACTGCAAGAGATCGGCGTCATTCGAGATGTGTCCGAAGAACAGTTTCGAACCGTTGTGGAAGCTGACGATGTGCCGGCTGGCGTTGTAGCGCAGATAGAAATGCCGCGGCACTTGCTTGGTGAACTGGTCCTCGATGCCGCCCTTCTCCATGGCCGTGAGAGTCCTGCGGAGCAAGAGGCAGTTTGCGCCGGGAACGAGCAGGCACTGTCCGACGGCTTCCCACAAGAGCGCGGTGGATTTTCCGCCGCCGCGGCCGCCCTCGAGCAAGGGATAGCGGGCCATCGATTCGTGGAAGCGGCGCTGCACCGGCTGGGGATTGTAGTACTTCTTGATTTCACTGTACTGGGACATGCCGCGTTACGATTTCGTTGAGAGCAAATTCCGGCCCGTGGCCAACCGTCTCGGGCGCCATATCGTTCGGATGGATCGGCGTGTGCGCCGGCTTGCCGAAGAGGTACTGCGTGGCCATGCGCAAAGCGTCCATGGCGACGTACTCGTTTCTCGAATGCAGCCGCTTCCACCACAGTTCCTTGAATTCTTCCTCGCTGATGAGCTCTTGGAAAATATCGCGAATCGATTGCCGCAAAGCTTTTCTGTGTGTTTTTACGACCATGGCCATAGAGGATTCTCCTGATTCACATCCTGAACTTAAAATCGTAGCCGGGTCCGAGATCGCCGCCGCTCGGCGGAACGTACGGCGCGCT